CACATTTTGCCAACCTGCTTGCTGTAGGTCTATACCAAACACGTAGCCTTTCTGCATGTCATTGATGTAACGTGGATTACGATCATCCAAGAAACGTACGGTGCTGCCTACCACTTGATTGTTGTACGTAAACGGAACAATTACACCTGCTCGTGTTGTGGCAGATACCATGATGGGATAGTCTTCCGGCACATGCCTGCTACGCAAATATGCCCAATGATCGGGTGTTGCTGGTGTTACAAAATCTGTAAATTCAGGCAAATCTGTTTCCGTAAACTCAATGGGTGCTGTGTTGTTCCACACACGCTGACGGTCTTCAATCATGCCTTCCATGCTACGATGGCGCATGCTTTCAAGATTGATTTGATTGATATCGTTCTCAGGAACACCAATCCATTCCAGCAGGCGTCGTGCTTTGAATCCGATATTGCGGCCTAAAATAAAACTTGCAGTATAGCCACAGTTAAAACACGAATAACTCCACCCTTGATCAGACAATTTAATACCACCACGCCCTCTGCGGTCTGGTGTATTGCCATTATGAATACAACACGGCGCATTGCCAGAAATCCAACCCGATGGGCTTAGTTTAGTTTTTCTTCCTGTTTTCCAATATGAGAGGATGTCAATCAATGCGTATTACTTTCCACAAATTTTCATTTTTTCTTTTAACTAACGGTTGTGCATTATTATAACACTTTCTATACGCCGAGAACAAGCCCCAATACGTTATTTTTAGTTCATCTTTATGTAGTTCGGCAAATTCTTTGAGTCCTAAATTAGTTGTCCATTCTTTGCCATCTGGTGACGTTATTTTATAAGTTCCTTTATGCGAATCGCTTTTACGTTTTTTTGTTTCGGCAGAGTCTTTAGAATTATTATATCTGCGTTTTTGACCAGTACTGCAATTTAATGCCCGTTTTTCTTTCCACTCAGTTGATACATTTTGCCAAAATAGTTTTGCAGAGTCCGAATCATGGCCGTCGCCGCCGGCGGTTACATTATAACCAGTTTGTAACGTTTCATATTTTTGTATCCAGTATTTTTCTCTTTCGTTTAACTCATCCGAAGACCAGTTAATATTTTGTTCTATAATCTTAAATTTCATGTTTACCCACCCATATTTTCGAATGGCTTCGAGGATAGGACGCTTTATGCTTGGAAAATATTTTGCGGCTGATTGATAAAGTATAGACTTTTGAGTTGGGCCAATAGTGCTTTTGCCAACGTATTGTTTGCCGGATGGTGATGTAATAATATAGATGTATTTCATACACCTATTTATCAAATAACAGTTAAAACAAATTAACGGTACTTCAAGTTTACCACACGTCCTGTGGAAACAAGTACCTGCACTGACTGCATGGTAGGAGGAACTGGGCGATATCCAGAACCACCGGATATCAGTGTAATGCCACTGATTGAACTGCCCGATATACTGGCAGTGGCCACAGCACCTGCGCCTTCACCCACAAACTCAATCAGGGGCGGAGCCAAATAACCAAAACCTGGGTTAGAAACAGTGACTCCTGTGACAATGCCGTTGGCCACTGTGGCAGTGGCTTGACCGGGATTGCCCATTGCTTGACCATTTGTACCAGTGGTGTATATGCTGTTGTTGAAACACAAACGCAACAACGGATGCCATCCAATCACGTTCATGAAAATGGTTTCGGTTCTGTTTAGGTACTGAGTAGATTCTGTAACATTGTACCAGATACTCTGATAGTTTTCTGCGGCCTGGGCCTTGATGGTACCTGTATAGCCAAGCAGGTCCATTTGTATTGTGGTTACTGCGCCAACTGGTTCTATGAAACTGCTGTAAAATTCAGTTGGTTGGTAAGGACTGTAGTTGTTGATTGAGCTGCCGGCATTTAATGCCCAATCTGGGTATACACTACTGCTGGACCCACCATAACTGACCTGAGCTGTGATTTCTGTGGTGGGAATTGTCAAGTTGGCACTGGGAACATATTGCGGATACACACTGTCTACCACATCAAGCGGAGCACGAGCACCCGATTGTGCATCTGTGTACACTGCTTCTATTAGATTGCCACTGGCTCGCATGATGCTGTAGGCAGCGGGTTGTGCTAACACTGTGTCAAGTTCTGCTGTGGTCAGTGTTACTTTGGCACGACCATACTGTGCATTGATAACAACCATTTCTTTTTGTACCAACAATGCATCGCCATTTTGGCTAACCATTCTAAATGTCAGTGTGCTGCCTGTGATATTCACGGGTTTTTCGTCTTGATTGATGAACTCAAACAAGATCACGTTGTCAACACCTTTGTTAATTGTTAGTTTTTTAGCATACACAGGATTGTACCTCAGATTGAAATAAGCACCACTGGTGTCGACTACAATAACTCGAGTTACTTGTTGGTAAAGGTAAGCAGTGGTTGAATACATATGACTGTATTTAGCGACAAAAGATAACCTTTAAATTTAGCCAAAAATGCACGGTATAAATACCACCGATGGCCAATGATATCTTTACTAAACTCAGCGAACAATATCCCTTTATTACACTGTGTGTATATGCTTCTACGGAGTATGTGGGCATTGTGCAGAATCAAGACGCCACTGTTACTACCATATACGACTTTGGCAGTATACACGACCCTGTACTAAAGCAACGGTTCCTAGAGTTGGCCAATGCTTGGTGGTGGGAAAGTAATAGAAGTATTCCCATCAACATCTTCCTTAAAAAGGACTGGGACGTATTCCGACCCTGTCTCCGCACATTTGCCAACAAAGACTTGGAAATCTTACACGGGCCTATTTGCAGCCTTGCTGATATTGCATTGAAAAAAGGCAAGCGTAAAAGTATTACACTTGTGCGACGGATGGACTGAGCAAGTTCATGTGTAATGCCACCAAGGCTGCGTAACTAATTGCGTGAGCATGTTTAAATGTGTAGCCTCGACTTTCGTCACCATCCCACACACTTTCAAACACTACGTCCCAGGGTTGTCGTTGCAAGTGTGCTTTGCCCGGACGAATAATACTAATGAACGCTGCCATTCTTGGGATACTATCTGGGCGCATTGCGTTCAGCAGGTCTGTATAGTTGCCCACATGGGCTAGCTGTTGGGCCCACGCAGGTTCTTGCCATAATCTTGTCCATTCTGGTTCTGTAGCCACTGCTGTAGCATAGTGTTCGGGACTGGTGATCAGCTGATAAACACTCATGTTTAACAGATCAATTTTAAAATAGCCCAGTTGCTCTGCTGCTTCGTAGTCTATGGCTGCACAGTGATTGACAGGATCCAAGGGGATGTCTGTGACATACACCCCGGAGTTGTGCCGACGCACTTGTCCTTGCACTGTTTGACGTGCAGGAGTGTGCTGAATCAATTTCAGTACTGCTTCTCTGTTGGCAAAATCTAAATCAATGTCTGCACTCATGTGTTTTTGTCTAAAAAATAATCTTGCATTGTACCTTGTCGGTGCAGATCTGTTGTAATGCAATGTATGCCACCATCCCAGAAATATCTATGACGGAATGGTACAATGTGCGGAGTAATGCCATAGCGTTCTAGTGCGTCAAACACCTGTTTGTTGTAGTTGAACACCATGACATTTTTAGGGTCGATCATCAACATGTTAACATCAAACACAGTTTCTTCTACATAACCAGTCCAATGACCTAGCCATTGTTCTACTACACTGATAACTGCTTGGTCTTGCTCGAATCCAGGAATCCACCATTTGCCTTTGTTTTGTTGTTTTAATTTTAAAAACGGACTAACTTTGTTCCAACTTTGTCCTGGAAGATAAACCACTTCCCAGTCTGGAAAAGTGTTTGCATAAGTGGGTACATCATAAAGACTTATAATTAATCCTGGAGCAACTGGGCAGTAGGTTCCGTCACTGTGCCCTCCGGTATTCACAATGTGATTGCGTGTGTGGGCAAATTCAGTTTGGATTTTTTTAAAATATGCGGATTGATCTTGGTTGTAAGAACTTGTACCAAAATATAAATCTTTTCCAACCCGTGTAATAAATGCGCCAGGCGCTTGAGAAATATTTGTTTCTTTAATAACATTACCTTGGCGTGTAATCCTATCAAAGATATTATTATAGCTTGAATAAAAACTACGTAACTCAGTCAACTGATGCTGCTCATTGCATTCGTTTTGTATCCAAGTCGGCAATGTTAAAAATTCATCAAACGAATCGCATTGCGGCCATGATTCATCCCTAACAGCTTTGTAGAATTCTTTAAAATTTAATCTATAGCCTGTGTAAAATGTTTCACCAATCATTATCATGTGATCTCTGGGAGTCATAGGAGGCGGATAGTGCTTGCCACCAATGAAAGTGTTGGTTGGTAACGTAGGGCGCAAAACCTCAACACCAAACTCCTGGAGTTTTTGTATTATTTTTTGATAGTCTTCCTCAGTTTCGATTGCAATTTTTTCAAAAAGCGATCTTACATGCGGTACTGTGATCCATGAATAAAACTCAGGGGGATAACTGTGCCCAACCACACATACTTTTAGTGGATCCCAGTGTTGATATACTGAAAATTTATTGTTCATAAAAAATAATTTTGTTCCAATTTGGCATTGATGTATGCTTCTTCTAGTAGATCTACTACCGGAATGTGCGTCAGTGCATTGTTTTGTATTCTCAACACAAGATCATCACATTTATTTTTTGAATCCTTGTACGGTTGTTTTTCTAAAAACAGTGTATGCAACTGTTCCGCTTGCTGTTGTGTAGTATACTGTATTCCTGCCCACATTGCAATCTGAGTGAGCTGATCCAAGAATCGCTGTTTGTTGTAAAAGGCACTAAACGGAAACTCATACACATCAACCCATTCGTCGTAACGAATCAGTTGTTGTTGTGTTATAAACCCTGCGTTGGCAGGATTTTCAAATCCTATCTGAAAAAACTCTCTAAGAATATGCCTTGGACAATCGGGAGTAACAGGGCCAAGTTCTAATAATTCTAAGTTATGAACTTCCATGCATTCTCGACGTATGTGTTCGGGCAGGTGTTGAAAATCCTCTAAGCAGTTGACATCGGGCCACCCGGGATCTTTTACTCTATCATAGCTATTTTTTATTTGATCAGTAAAGAATGAATTTAAAATATTATCTAGTACCCATTGATAATTTTTATTGTTGAGTTTGGTGTAGGTATTGATTTCTAACTCATCGTTGTCATAACCGTAGTCTCCGGCTCGTAACAAACTAATCTGGCTCAATGGCAATAAATCATCCACTTCAATTTTCACTGTAATCACGCGATTATATTGCAATGGAATAGAATAAAAAGAATAATGCCCTGCATAAAATACTCGCGGCGACAGATATTGTTTGTTGTGCGATGCTCCGGCTGCATTAAACGGATCGCCAACAGTTTCAACGCCGGCCATGACGTTGCACACAAATTCCAAGAAGTTCCCGTGTGCTCCGCCTTGAAAGTCAATGTGTATCATCGTTGTACCAAGGTTGTGACAATGTCTAACTGTTCTTGCGCATGAGCCACTGCTGCCAGTGCATCGGCCACAGCAGGGTGCCGTTTGGCCAACTCCTCTAGGCGTTTTTCTTCTTCCATTTGACGACGAACCCATTGAACAGCTTCTTGTGTTGGACCGTCAAGACTTATCTGAGTCGGGCCGCTGGACAATATCAACCAATTGACGCCATCGTATACTTCTACGTTGCTCGAATTTGAATTATAACGTAGCATCCCGGCGCTCTGGGAGCCGGGGCTTATGTACGGCTGCATAGAACTGCTGCTACTGGTTGTTAGTCCCGCACCGGGTATTATTCCTTTGATCATGTCACCATCCTGCTTTTGTTAGTATTTCTTTGGCATACTCTTGATCTGCTGAGTAATCCGCAAACTTCTTTTGCCATATGTCGCTGTCAATATAGGGCCAGACCATGGCAATTTGACCAGCATCTAAAGTACTCAAAAACCGTTGCCCAGACTCTGAATTGTAAATTACCCATGGACTGATGCGTCCTGTTGTGACTGCGTACACTGTGGCATTGGTTCCGCCATAACGCAAACAATCTTGTGCAGGATTACCTGTTTTCTCTGACCAATCAATACCGTACTCTATTGCACGAGCCAGGGCGTCGTTGATGTTTTCCACTTGCAAATAGAATAGCAAATACTCTGTATACACTGCGTCACGACACCAATGATCAATCTTTTTATTTTGTTTAAGAACCCATTCCATAAAACGTGCAGGGTTAATGGCACGGATGTCTACACAGTACCGACCAAACTTTACAAATGCTTTGTAGTATGGTGAGTCACAAAAGTCATCATAGGTTTTTAACTTGGCACTGCCCTGTGTCATTTCGTAAAACTTAATATAGGCCTGGAAGCCTAATTCTACTCCACGCTCTGAGCGTTCTTGTCTACGTCTGCGAGGCTCGCAACTATGCACAGTCAGGCTTGTTTCCTTGACAAAGTCTTTCCGACAATACTGACAGGTGTAACTCATTTTTTAGTTTCTTGCCCCGATAACTTCAAGTGCTCGTCGATTTCTTTTTTAGTAGTAATCGACGCCAGCACCGCAATGTCATCATCTTTTAAATGTGGATACAGTTCTGCCAACTGTTTGCGTATACTACTAGCACCGGGTTCTTTTTTCTTAGGAGCAATCCAGGTGTGTCTGGGTGTGCCCATGTCAGGACTAACAGTAGTGGCACACAGCCATTGCAGTTCCGGATGCCGGCTCAGTGCAAAGAAATGTTTGTTGAAGCGTTCATTAGTAGCAATAAGATAAAACTCTTGCAGTTCTCTTGATCCTTCAACTGAACTGCCCCACCGTATCATAAGATAGTTTGAGAATTTTTTACGTTCTTCGTCTGTTAAATCTTTATAAAAATTACGATCCTTGCGATCAAACTGTCGCATCTCGTTGGCAATGTTTAGTTTATCACTCATCACCAGGCCTTTTGATAGTCTACAATCTCACAGTTACGACTGATATCTTTGACAAAATACACACAGTCCGGCTTGGGATCATCACTCAGCGGAATACACAACATCTGTCCATTTTTTAACTTAGGAGCATACCAGGCCACTTCATGATACACGTCTATAATTTCAACAGTTGGAAAACTCGGTCGAAAACTGCTTAATGGATTAAACTGAAATACCTTAAAGCCACGGTCGTTGATACTGGTCAATGGAAGCACTTCAAGGTCGCCTACTTCAGGTTCGCCAATTAGTATCTGCCAGTCCATGGGCATGCGTATTTTGTGTTCACCAATTTGTAACACCAGCGCAGGAGCATTAAAACTTTCTAAAAAGATAAGCGGAATGTAATGATAGTCTGGATCCTTGGGATCACTGTTGTCAAATATAGCAAATCTCATGTCTTCAACTTCTTCTGGAAGATGGTCAAGGTCAAATGCTGTGTTATCTAGTGTTAGTATTCTCATGTAAGTATAATATAGTATATGCGGTCAAATGTCAAGTGTTTTTAGTTTTTCTTTTACTTCGGCTGCAAATTGACTTTGCCAGGCACCGTCGGGAACATGAAACAGCGGCGATTTTGTTTGTAGCTCTAGCGGGTATGTTGCTAAATTCAAATTTAATGCATGCGATTCAAATCTAGAGAATTGGGTGTTTACTATGTCACTGTTCCGTGTCAACAGTTCAGTGACTGCCATTAACTGTTGATATATACCCATCGAGTACACAAAAGGAATATTCTGATTCTTTAATACAGACAAAGCGCCAACAATTTGCCAAAATGCACCAAAGTTTTCCCAAACTGGGTTTGTTAACGACTGACGCAAGGTCATTAACAATTTCTGGTCCTGATTTAGCAGATGCTGGTGTTGATTGGTTATCCACTGTCGATTAACCGCGACATGTGTGTTTTCAAATTCAATCCTGCCTGGGCCAGTGAACCCAATGACCACAGCGTCGGGACTGTGCTTTAGGCCGTTAATTAGATCATGTAGTATTATGCCAATGGAATTTCCCGGGTATGCATAATTTATTACTTCATAGTCAGGCAGCATTTCTGACCAATGTTGGCCTGGAAACTTAGCATCTATAGAAAAAAAGCTGTCTCCGACTATTAACAATTTGGGCCTAGTCACTTCCACTCTAGTTTTTCCTGAGAGAACGGATAGTTTGCATCTCGATAAAATACTTTACGTTTAGTTAGATGTCGTTTGGCAAACTTACAGGTACTGGTTATATCCCAGATCTCTACATGGTCTTTGTCTTCCGCTTTTCTAATGCCGCGCCCAATTGACTGTATAACACGGACAAAGCTCTTTCCGGGTTCAAGAAGAACCAGATTAAAAATCCTTGGAATATTAATACCCACAGCGGCCACACCGTAAGTCGCCACAATAATCTTGCCAGTGCTGGTGGCCACTTCGTCATATTCATCTTGTCTTGCTCCTGCTTTTGTTGCACCTGA